TTAGCAGTTTTTTTTGTCGATATGAAAATATTCTTTGGGTGCGTCATTCGGCTTTCCTTGCTTCCAATGACTTTTTGCAGAACCATACTTAGTCGGTTCAGGATTAGGACTAATCGCAACAAATCGACGCCCAACTGAATCCATAAATATGATTATCCGACGATATTCTTCAGTTGGTGTAATCAACGTACAGTTTTCATGCTTAATGCCATAAACATCTGTAAAGTCCATATTTCACATTGCTTTCCCGTATGTTTCAGTGCCATAAAATAAAAAACTGCCTTATTACAAAGCAGTTTCATCAGTATCAAAATAAATTATTGTGGAACAACATTCGTTGCTTGAGGGCCACGATCCCCTTGTTCAACTTCATAGCTTACCTTTTGACCTTCATCAAGGCTTTTAAACCCATCTGTTTGGATTGATGAGAAATGAACGAATACATCTTTATTATCCGAACCGGTGATAAATCCAAAGCCCTTATCCGCGTTAAACCATTTCACTGTACCACTTTGCATATACTTAATATTCCTCCTAGAAACTAAATCAAAGTAACCAGCCGAATTAACATCTAAGAAAATTATAGATAGCAAGTTTAATGATACTTAAAACTTCCGAATATGTTAACTGTGTTCAGTATATCACGGAGTTCGAAGATAGTTTAATTTAAACACTTCAAGTGCCCGGTTCTTTAAATAATTGAACTTGCTAACGCTAACCGATAATTGTTCACAGGCTTCATTCCGGCTGAAACGTTTCTCAATAATGTAATCATGTAAGATAAATTGATATTGTGGATCATCAATTGCATTGAGGGCGTCTTCGACCTCTTTTAGCTGGTAAGACAGGTCAACATGGTTTATCAGGCGGCTTTCAGCGCCGTTTCGGCTGCTATGGCTTGATACTCCATCGAATGAGGGGCTAGAAACTTGATTAAAAGCCGTGAAATCACGTTTTAGTTTGGCATATTGCTTTAATAAATTACGAATTTTCTTAACATCTTGACACATTGGAATCACACTTTCTAATTCCAGATATATGTATTAAAAAACGGGGCTATTACACCCCGTTCCGACTAATATCAACACAATGAATACTTATATTATAACACTTAAAACAAATATTTTCACTTATAATTGTTTCACATGAAACACATTCACTTTAAAACTTATCCGGTTACTAATCCGCGCAATTGTTGGATCATGCTGACAACTTGATACGGTGTCTTTGTCATATCGGTTACTCGGTTTTGATACCAGAATTGCGTCAGCAAGGACACGGCAAAATCGTACTGTTTGTAGATAGTCAAATCCTCACTTTTGCTAACGGCCGTCTGAACATAGTCCTCGGCGGCGTCTAAATAGCTTTTAATCATTGGATCATCTTCGGTCACATCAATTCGCAGGCTTAGTTTAATATCATCAACGGTTACAGCCATGTAATCACTCCTTTTTAGGGGGGGTAACGAATCGTGCCCCCTTAGTTTTAATTTATGTATAGGGGGTGTCCATTTTAGACACCCCTTTGTATAGCCGTGCCCAAAAGTGGGTACGATTATTTACCAGCAGTTGCGGTTCCTAACGCCACGTTAATTACAGCGGTCTTATCAATCACTTCATAATCATTCCGCACAATGACGGAAAGTCCTTGACTGAACTGGTCGAACTTGTCCCATTGGGCGGTTACTTGGTTACGCCGGAAAACAGCCACGGCTTGTGATAAGTCCCCCGCAATCATTGGGAACGTCCCGTCCGCGTTGTTAGCCAGCAACTTATCACTAATCATAACAACTGGTGCCCCTAATAAGGTGAAACCACTGGGTGCCGTTGGGTTCGGCTGTAATAGGTAACGACCCTCGGAATCTTTGAGTGTATCAAGGTAATTGAACCCGGATTGGTTCACTAGCCACATCTTGCTCAAAGCGGGATCTAACGTCACATTGAAAATCTTTTTAAGATCATCAATATTGGTGGCCGTTGCTTTAGCAAAGTTGCTACCCGTTAACAGTCCCATGATCTGCGTGTTGTCCGTATTATCAACCAATTGTTGTAATTGCGTTTTGACTTCACTAACAATATCAACCTCGGCGTCTTCCACCACTTCGTTAGATAAGGCAATCTTACCCGCCCGGGTCTTCACATCAAACGGCACTTCCGTAAACATGTTTGCGTCAACGTCGGCAATGTCCGCTAGTTCGTCCTTAGTAGCCAGTACCGCAGATTGTTGACTAGTGGCAATTGGATAAGTCCCGGAACCGCTAGAAACTTGCTTAACTGTTGCATATTGGGCAAGGTTGTAATTAGATTGCTTTAATTGGAAAACAGGGGTAATCAGTTCCTTAGGAATAACGGCACTGGCACCGTCCGTCTTTAAACCGTCCCGAGTTTCCCCGTGTGTCCGTACATATTGCTCAAAGGCGGGAATACCAGTTTTGTTTTCGTTGCCATTGTCGTTGGTATTAGGATCAATAATTGTTTGTTTTGCCATGTTGTCAGGCTCCTTTGCTTGATTGATAAATTTTTCGTAACTACGACTTTCAATTTGAATTACTTGCTGAACACTCGACTGTCCATAACTTGGAATAGCCGTAGTCGTTAATTCGTATAAGTCTTTGATATGGTTGACCGTTCGGGTAACTTGACCGCTCGCAGTATCTTGCGTCCAAGTATCATCGCCATTGTCTAAATCAAAGGTGAACGAGCACCCGCCAATCACTCCATTTTTAATATTGTTATACGTATCCATTGCATAACTAACGCTAGGATCTAGCTCCGCCGTAAACTTTAAACCCGTATCATCAACGCTCGTGGTGAGGGTTCCGTTGTCGGCCCGGGCCAATGGCTGGGCCCAATTATGACTATTTAATAGCACTAATTTTGATAAATCCAAGCCATCAAGGGCGGCGGGATCAATCATTTCAACAAATTCGGTGCCATCATTCGTACTCATTTTCAATGAGGGGCTATTGAACACCACGGCATAACCAGAAATAACTGGCTTGCCGTCAACTTGTTGGGCTTGCGTGGCTGGTTCACCTGAATTGGACTGATCCTGATTTTCGGGTTCGGTTGGGACGGCGTCACGTTTTTCTGCTTTCAGTTCAGCCGCCAAGGTAAATCGTTGCTTATTCTTCACTCGTATTCACTCCATTCTTTTGTAAGTTTAGGAAAATATTGCCATCGTCAGTTGGTGGTAAGCCAATCTTAGCCCGAGCTTCGTTACGGCTCATAACGCCGCCAGTGAAACCAGCCACTGCTTGGGCTTGTTGCGTTTGCGGATCAAGGCTCAATAGCTTGTCCGTATTAAACGTAAAGTCATGACCAAACTTGAACGACAGCTCGCTGGTAAAGCTATCAAAGTAATGTTGCAACGTCCCTTGTAGATACTGCACGCCACTTTGCTCTTGGTTAGAATGATCGTTTTCAACCCCTAAGCGCTCCGGTGGTAAGCCAAAAGCTTTAGCAATTTGTCGGGTCGTCCAGTCATTCGAGTTGACCAGTTTTAACACATCGGTATTTAAGGATAAGTTACTAATATCCATCGTGTCATCGGTCACAATCGTGTTGATCGCGTTGTCACCCGTATTGGCTTCATCAAACTGGTTGCGAATATTGCCCTTAGCTTCCGGCCCTAAATCAGATTGATGGACTTTAATAATCGTGGTGCCGTGCACACCAGCAGTAAAAAAGCCGGTTAGCAATTTATTGCCGGCCGACTGAATCTGGCGCTCATCTTTGAGGGCATATAGAGGACTAATTCCCGATACGCCGTCTTTGGTGAAATATTTAAAATGTAAAATGTTGTTAGGCGCAATCTGACGACTATTACCGCCAATTGGGGTATAGGTGTAGGTCAACGCCCCACTGACGTCATCTTGTTCAACTGTCATTTGGTTATTTTGCACAAATTTAAGTGTGTGATTAGGCAGAATCTCCGCAAAACTATTGCCATTGAGTAACAGGTTGGCCGCCAACGCATATTTGAAATGGTAGCCGTCCATTTGGCTATTGGGGGTCTGATTAATCATCGTGTTAAAAATGGCCGTATCGCAAACAATCGGATTGCTGGCAATGTCGCTCGCAATAATGTTAATTGCCGCGTAAATGTCACTATTACGCAACACCGCCGCACTCACAAACGTATAGGGGTCATTGCTTGATAAACTAACCAAAGCGTCAGCCATCGGATCATGTGTGCCGCTGGTGGTATTGCTTTTAACAAAAAAACTCATTTAATCACCTCTTTGCTTTTCATAATTAATTAGTAAGGCCAGCAGAATCATGGCTATACCAGCCAATATTAACCCCGCTTGCCAGCTGATCCAGCAACCAAAACCAATCACTAAGCAGATTAAGCCAATCACCAACAGGATCGTTTGTACATAATCAGAACAAATCTGCCGCAGTCGCTGTTTTGTAGTAATCTTCTGCATGTTGTTGATCCTCACTTTCTTGGTAATAGTCCATACCCGCTACAAACGCGTTAATCAACGCCGCAATCGGGTCAATCCGGTTACTATTGCGGGCTTTATCTAGTTGCCAACCATTGTTTAGCACTTTCAAGATGGCGTTATTGACCGCATAAGCGAGAATCTTGTTACCGTTATGTTTAATCTTGTCATCGTAAAGCTGATCACGAAAATTGCGGGTTGGAATATTCAAAGTCTTGGTGCCTTGTCGCACTTCAAACAGTGGGTAGCTTAATTTCTCGAATTTTGTAATTAACGTTTGCGCGTTATACGGGTCATAAGCGACGGCTTTCACTTTCCAGTTGTATTTTCCGACTAGTTTTTGTACAAAATCAAATAGCTCGTCATAATCAATCACACCGCTATCAAGGCGAGTAATACTACACTCACCAGCGCGCTCCATTGACCGGTAATCAATCCCATCACGTTTAATCTTAGAATCCAGTCCGTACTTCGTGCCAACAAACGAATGACTATCACAATAAAACTGACCGTTGCCAATTGGAACGAGCCAACTAACCGCGGTCAAGTCATTACTTTTTGATAAATCAATGCCAATATAGGCGTCGCGATTATGTAAGTCGGGCACCTTTGCCAATTTACCAGCGGTCCAATCGTCCGCGGAAATATAGCTGTCCTCACTGGCTTGCAACCACATATTGAAGTTCTTAACCAGTACCGGAATGAGATTATTTTGTTTAATGGCAAGGTCAACATCGGCCTGAATTTTCTCCGTCATGCGTTGCTTAACGTGTGGTTCACTGAATAACGGGTTCGCCTTGATCCAATTAGCTTGATCGTAAACTTCTTCGCGGTCGTCCAGTTCCCAGATTGCCACAAAATAACGGTCAGCTTCGGTTTTGCCCTTTAAAACGTCCGTCAGCATGTCATACTCGGCGTGCATTGGGACATTAAGGTTAAGGCCAGAGGTGGAAATTACCGCCAGTAGAGAATTATCCTCTTGTGCTTGACCAGACTTTAAAACGTTGTACACCTTGCGGTCTTTAGCTTCGTGCCATTCGTCTAAAATAACGGTAGTCCCGGCATAACCATCAAGCGTACTGGTATCACTGGCAAGGGCCAAGGCTTGCGAATCAGTTTCTAAGTCAGTAATGGCTTGCTTCTGTACCTTAATCCGTTGCCGCATGTACTTCGATTGCTTGCGGACTTGCCGTAGCCCACTTGAAAGCATGTCGTAGCCTAATTTAGCTTGTTTAAGGGCGTTGCTGACGAATAATACTTGCCGGTTGCGGGCGGGCTGACGTTCTCTTAAAAGACCATTAGCGGCCATACCAGAAGCCAGATAGGTTTTACCGTTCTTCCGGGCCATACTAATGAACGCCCGATCATAACGGCGGTTACCAGTAGTTTTTTCACGCCAGCCATATAACTCACTGATAATCCATTTTTGAAAGGGTTGCATGGTAAGTTGACTACCGTCAGTTTTAGGCATTAATTCGATAAATTTAACTGCCTGTGCCGCTTCGTCTTCGTCATAGTAGAATGGAAAGCTAGTTTCTTTAGAACGGCTTAAATCGCGTTTAAATCGCTCACACGCCCACTTAATCTTTTGACCAGCCAATACTTGGCCCGATAAAACTTGGTCAACATATTCAATCATGACAACATCGCCTCGAAAGTATCTTCGGGTGTCTTATCTTTCTGCTTGTTTAATTCCATGCGGGCCCGGCTCGATAGCGACATGCCTAAATCATTGGCTAAGGCTTTTAAATCTTTCATTGCTTGTGATTGCAAGGCCACGTAGGGGTTCGGCTTACGTACGCCAGTCTCTTGATTAGTTTGTACCAGCCCGTTCTTACGAATATCATTCTCGCATGTCTGTACGGTGGCATAAGCGCGGCAATAACTGGCTAACATGGCCCGGTCAAGTTCACTAATTGGGGTATTGGCCTTTAAATAAGGCGCTACCCGTTGCCATTCAGTTAAGGCCCGATCATGTAACCAATCTGGCGGGGTTAAATCAAGCACCGGATAATCAAATAACGCTTTTTCAGCGTCTTTACGTTGATCACGCTCATCATTGGTTAAATGTTTCTTCATACTGGCTAAGGCTTTTACTTTTTGGCTCATTCGGAGCACTCCTTTCGTTTAAATTTACGTACCAAAAAGCCCCCACGGGTTAGACCCATAGCGGCTGATTGATACATATATCCAGAATCCGTTTATTATATCTATATTATCGCACACATTTAGGAAAAGTGCAATTAATAACATGTTTACATTTACATGTAACCCCCTGACTGGCTATTTGTTTAAATTTCGCATTATTAGTAGTGATATTTCACAATCCAGCAAAATAAGCAAAAAATCAAAGTTCAAAAGGGACTTTTATAAACACAAAAGTATGCTGTCCGCTCCTTTTTGGTCGACCATACCCCCCCATATCAACGTTTCTGGGCTGTCATGCTGTTTTGAATTAGTCTCGTGGCCGAAAATTAAGCCGCCAACTTGAATTGCTCACTCGGCCGAAAACTTGGCGCAGTCAATTGCCACTTTTGGCAACGTAGACGCAAAATGCGGGTTGGTTAGGTCAGCGGAAAACTCCGCTTAGTAGCTCGGCTGAAAGTTCAGCGCAGTATTGCGCAGATCTACTACTGTGGAAACACCTTTCAATATGAATCTTGAATTGTGGGTATGAAATTTCGACCTACAAATTGTTTTCTCGCTTTCACGTGATATAATTAACTTAACTGTCAGGTTAATTATCATAGATGTCATCGGTCGCCTTAACGGGCGGCTTTTTGTTTACCTATCTAAGTTAAGCTTAGGTAGCACAAGCAACCTGTCACGTCATCTTAGCGAGTCAGCTAGTGCACCAAGTTAGTGCGTTACGACAGGTGTGTGTTACGTTGTGCCAGGTATGTTCCACGTATGTGCCACGTTAGGAGGTCTTCAAAGTGTTGTTATATCAATGTTTGTTCCACGTGTTCCACGTGTGCCACGTTAAAATGAACATTTACTGTTATAGTATGTAATAGGGTTAATTTAGCAGATACTTAAAAAAGCGCCGCACCTTTAAGCACGACACTCATTGATTATTTAGTTTGTTGTTTCCGTTGTTCTCTAACCAATCCCGTTTTTCGGTTATGGTGTCGGTAGCACAATGGCTGTAGGTTGCTTTCATCAAGTCGCCTTGACCAATCGTCTTTGATTTCGATAACATGATCGACCACATCGGCTTTACGGATCACCCCATCTTGGTAGCACTGTACACATACCGGATTGCTTTCAAGGAACCGCCGTGACAACTTGCGCCATGCTGACGACTTGTAGAACTGTTGGTACTTACTCTCATCTGAATCGTACATGCGTTTGTGATACCGCCACTTGTTAGTTGCCTTGCGGTGTTTCTCACAGTAGCGTGTGTCATAGGCAACTAGTGTCCGACAACCCGGGTGCTCACATTGCTTCATTGGCTTAGCCATGACCGTTGACCTTTGTTAGTGTGACCACATCATAGGCATTCAGTTCGCCATCAGAGCTAACGCCAGCAACCTTATACGTCACCCCATCTAATATTGCTTCCAAGGTCGTTGTGATCCGATCGTCATGGCGTACCGCAATTAGCTGGTTAGTTGTCGCAGTCGTACCAGTAAGGCTAATCGTGTTACTGATGGTCAACGTATACTCACCACACCAGACAGTGAACAGTGGCACGAATTGTTGCTTGGTTGTGCCGTTTATTGGATTTTCAACTGACTTGACGGTGCCAAACTGTACCCGCTTATTTAATCGACTTAGATTATAGTTCCTCATTAGCTAACCTCACTTGTAAATAATCATGGCGCAATATTCTGCAGAAGAAGAATCTAGGTCTGCCCCAAACGCATTACTTGAAAACTTAATGTCAATGACATTGTCACTATCAATCCGGTTGGCTAATTCTAGGTTAATTGCTCGGTCTAAATCTTGTACAGACATTCGCATAATCGTTTTTGTTTTAATCATTATAGTTAAATCCTTTCTACATATTAATCATCTAATTGTTCCAACATCTTGTACGCACTTTGGCGTTGTCCCTCATCACTAGAAGGATCATTCAAAACTTGGTTTGAAATACTTCGGATAACGTAGGCGTCAGCTAACCACCCTTGACTTGATTTCATAAAGTGATCGTCACTAAATTGTGCATACATGGGATACATGAGTTTTAAGCCTATTACAGTTTCTGGCTCATATTCTCCGTCTTCATTTAGGGTAAAGCTCCCAACCAATCCTTTATCTTTTGCTTTTTGAGTTGGATCACCATTTTGATCTAACACACCATCTTTAATCAAGACTCTGTAAATACACGATTTTAATTCATTAACTCTATTTGAGACAACTGGTCCATATTGTTTAACGTAGATGTTGAAAGCTTGCTCAACCAAACTTGGATAAATTACTTTCATTTCTCTGTTTCCTCCTGTACTTGAAACTTTTCGTTTTAACGTGGTACACGTGGTACACGCAGACAATCGTTGATATAACAACGTTTCAAAGTGCCCTAACGTGGTTCATTACCCGGTACAACGTGGTACACTTAGCATTTTCGATCATTGTACGCGAACATACCCATGTGGACGTTGGCCATTCATTCTAATTCTTTTAGCTTCCCAGCCGTCCATATTGTCCATTAATAACTTGATTCGCTTAGCTTCCGAGTTTGTGCGCCCGGTTAAATAACGATCAACTGTTTTATGGAAGACAACTTCCATAATTTCCCGAGTTGTTGTTTGATTGAGTAGTTTCCGTTCATTACTAACTTGATCTTGTAGCCACTTAGATTGCTGCCCGTAGTCACTGACATAGCTTTGTTTTAAGCTGGTACTCATTTTTCCCCAATCTGTGGGAACTTCCATTGCTAAAAACGCTTCGATGGCATCTCGCATAGGGTCAACAGCTTCCGCAGCCATCTGGTACGCCTTAGCCTCTTTCACGGTGGCCTGATCCAGATATAGCGGTTCGCCATTCCTAAACCAGCACATGGCCTCCGCCAATACTTGAAGCATGTAATTCTCGTCCGGGTGCCATACATCTAGCTTAGCCTTGTTGACCCCACATTTAAGTGGATAGAAGCGCCGTTCACCGGTCGCGTCCTTTAAATAGTCGGTTTGGTTAGTCGTGCCAATAAATACGCATTTACGCGGGTGTGGCAACGCATAGCGGCCGTAACTATTCCGATATGTGTCGGATTGTGCACTAATAAAATTTTTAATTCCCTCAACGTCCGTTTTTTTCATGGCGGAAAGCTCGGCAACTTCAATAATCCAACTACCTTGTAACTGTTGATAATCGTCTTTCTGCTTACCCATTCCTTTCAACGAATCATTGAATTTATCCGGGTATAGATTCTTACCAGCCGTACTCTTGCCAAGTCCTTGGCTTCCCTCTAAGATAGGGACAATTTCAAACTTAACTCCGGGAACATAGGCCCGGGCAATAAGACCAGTTAGCCATTTCTTAGTGATGGTGCGGGTGTAGTGATTATCTTCGGCACCTAAGTAATCAATGAAATAACGTTCAGCACGTGGCTGGCCGTCCCATTCTACCGCTTCAATACGAGCCTTAACCGGATTGATTGTCTTGCGGCGTGCTTCTGTAACTACCGCGTCGGTAATGTTTTCCTTGCTGAATAACAAGTTGTAATGATCTTCAATATAACTTCTCAATAACGTGTCATCACTATCATTCCAAAAACCTTTTTTGAACAGTGAATTGTCTGCTTGTGGTGTTTTGACAATTTGTTCCGAGAACTCGTCAAAGGCAACTAGTCCTTTCAACATTTCGTCATGTTCCATAATTAAACGGATATTGTAAAGAGACTGTGTTTTGATCCCATCGTCAGAATTTTTTTTGAAATCATTTTGCCAATCAGCGTCACGTTGCATTTTGATAACATTATTGGCTGCTTCTCGGGTCTCTGCTGGTAAATCCATTGCTTTGCCCATTAATGAACCCCCTTACTCTCTCGTTTTAAAATGGATTGAAAAATCACATTAACTTCCTTGCTTGGTAGTGCCGGATCAACGAACGAATCATTGATCACTGACAGCATGTTATAAACTGTCTTAGGACTAGCACCGACGCCAAACATACGACCGGCAATTTTAGTCAACCAAGCATTCCGATCGCCCTGGGTTGTCCCAGTTACCATCTCATCTAACAAGCGACCGGTATACTTTTTTTGGTGGGTGGTATAGGCGCGTTCTGACGGCCAGTTCACTTTTTGGCCCGCCAACTTATCGACTAGCCATTGAGGAGCCGGCTTAATATCAGCCAAGGTTCTGCCATCTAAGGGTTGATACATTTTGCCGTTAATCTCACTTGGTGAAATCACCGTGAAGTCACTCAGCAAGTCAACCCCGGGCCAAACGTCAATTTTGCGAACCTTATCTCCGGTATACTTAAAGAAGTAATGAAGACCACCACCAGCGGTCTTTTCAATGTACGTATCTGGTGAAAGTGTCTTGCCTTGACACTGTAATTTCATCAGGCTATCTTTTCCATTCTTAGTAGAATCATGAATATCAACATCAACTACCAATAAGTGGGACGTGTCTAATCGCAAGCCTAAGTTATAATACGGGTGATTTTCAAACCATGCTAAGATGGTATTCTGGTCATTAGTTGCGGCTTTATAGCCTGACACTCCTTTGGGCGGTTTCTTCATATTCTCAATTAACGGGTAAACTGAATAGCCTTGTTGGGCCAGCTCAATGGCTTTATCGAGTGTTGCGAACTCGTTCATTTTTCAACACCGCCAAACATATTAAGCTCATCAATATCTGCATAGTGATCTTCTGCATATCGCTTTATGACAGTGATTAGTCCACTCAATTTTTCGGAATAATCTATATTGTTACTAACGAAGTGTACATCGACAAAATCATCTAAAGCATCTATTGAAGTTACGAGTGATCCAGCCTCAAACGCTAGTTCATCTAAATCTTTAGTTTTCTTCATTACAAATTCCCTTCATATAACCGTGTTAACGTGTTAAAATAAGGGAAAGCATATTTTTGATTATTTCTATTCGACCTACTACTCGTCAAAGTAAAGTAGGTCTTTTTTGTATGCTTTCCCATGCGACTGACCTCACATTCCAAAATACCGACGCGGGTTCTTGATTAACTTAACCACCACTTTGCCAACAAACGACACAATCATAAACTTGATTGCCCATAGGATTGTTGTTGCTATCATGAAATCACCTCCTTAAATTTATTCTGCCCCGCTCAAGGCATTAAACTTTGTGTGCTTCTAAGAACTCGTTTGCGTCATCTTGATCAATCCTTTTAACACTACCTATCTGTGTAACTTTAAGCCCCTCTTTAATGTACGAATATAACGTGTTATACGACCCAATATTGAAAAACTTCAACGCTTGCTTGTAATTCATTTGTTTTGGTAATTCATTCTGCATTATTTCTCACCTTTTTCCATGTATTTCAATGTGCTTATGCACATTAAAATTAGATATCACACATCTACATACTACACACCCATTTTTCTTTTGTCAATGTGTGTTTGCACATTGATATTATTAAATGCTATAATTTTGAATGAAGGATGGTGTTCTATATGCTAGCAAACAGATTGAAGGTGCTCCTTGCCGAACGTCAGTTAACTAATAAACAAGTTTCAGATGATACCAAAATATCTAGAAACACAATATCTAATATAATTAATAATCCGGATGCAAATATTGCAACTAACACAATAGATAGGCTATGTAACTATTTAGAGATAGATCCATCTAACTTTTTTGAATATTCTCCCTATCTGATTACATTCGAGTATAAAGTAGGCATTTACGACGAATATGATTCAGATCCCAAAATTGCCCCCTTTGCACTCCTGCATGTGGTCTCTGGTGACACTGAAGATTCATTCAGGTTTATTTATGAGCCTGACGACTATTTAAACTCGAATATTGCAACTCGAGATTATGACGGCTTTGACGAAATATACAGTTGCTTGCCTCTGAGTTTTAAGTCAGATATCATGGACATATTGGTTGGAGGTGCTAAAAAATTTGTTATTGATAAAAGTATTAAACTTGATCATGAATACAAATCTGGAGATACTTTGAAGCTTTTAATTAGAGATATCGGTAAATCCTATCATTACAAATACTTTACTATTTAATCGACTAATTTCTACATAACACTGCCCCGCTCAAGGTACGTTATGGAGGAAATTATAAATGGCAACAATCAAGAAGTATCAGGACAAGGACGGGAATACCCGTTATCAGTTTCAAGTTTATTTAGGTGTTGATCCTCAAACTGGTAAAAAGAAATCAACCCGGCGTCGGGGCTTTAAATCAAAAAGCGCTGCTCGTATTGCTTTATCCAGAATTGAAGTAGAGTTACAGCAAGAACCGGTTTTACCAGTTGATAACAATATTCTCTTCGTTGACGTCTATCATGAATGGTACGACCAGTATATTAATACCGTTCGTGAAAGCACTTGGGCAAGGACTGCTGGTATGTTCGATAATCACATCTTGCCGTTGTTTGGTAACAAGCGGTTACGAACCATCACCGTCAACCAGTGCCAGCGTGCTGTTAATCTATGGTTTAAAGAAGTCACGTACAATTACAAGCGTTGGTACAATTATCTGGTATCAGTCTTTGAATACGGCTTAAAACACGGCTATATCACACATAATCCAGCTAGAATGATTACAATGCCGGTCAAGCCTGATAGTTGGGGTGATAAGCCCGATAACTTCTGGGATCGCGATCAGCTAAAGACGTTCTTCAAGTGCATTGACCAGCAAAAAGAACCCGAAAAGTATTGTCTCTTCCGGGTACTAGCGTTTGCAGGCGTGCGACGTGGCGAGTGTTTAGCCCTGACATGGCAAGATATTGACTTTGTCCATAAGACCTTGCGGGTTAATAAAACACTTACCCAAGGGAAACGCGGCAAGCAGATTATTCAAGCCCCTAAGACAAAAAAGGGCCGCCGCACTGTCAGCTTAGACAATACGACGGTAGAAATATTACAACGCTGGCATAAACAGCAACGTGAATATTATTTGTTTTTAGGTTTTAATACGTTACAGCCGGATCAGTTAGTTTTTGCTAACACTAAGAACGGTTTTAAATCGCTTAATACTCCGGGTAAGTGGTTAAAGCGGATCATCACTGACTACCACTTAACCCCTAGTATTACCGTACATGGATTTCGACACAGTCACGCCTCCGCCCTGTTTGCCGCTGGTGCCACCATTAAAGAAGTACAAACCCGATTAGGCCATGAGGACGTTGCAACAACCCTAAATGTTTACACGCACGTCACTAAGGGCCAAAATCAACAGGCGGCCAACAAGTTAGCCAATTATTTAGGCTTTTAAACTTGGTATATTCAGACAATTTTTACTAAGTGTACCACGTTGTACTGGGTAATGAACCACGTTAGGGCGCTTTGAAACGTTGTTATATCAACGATTGTCTGCGTGTACCACGTGTACCACGTTAAAAAAAACATTTTCAGTTCTAGCGGGAAACTGGGTTATTTTAACACTTCATAGTAAAAGTAAGCCAATTGGTAAGCCAAAGGTAAAAAGTCTCACGTGAAACACCGCATAAGCACTGGTTTAATAGCGTTTATGTTTCAGTTGGGTTCAAACCCCTGACTGCCCATCATATAACCACACTAATCAGTTTTCACGCCGTGATAATCCACCGTGAAAGCTGATTTTTTTATTCCCACAAAAAAGCCTCAGGAAGCACAACGCAAAGTGCGTGTGACGTCCCTGGGGCTTTTTCTAACGATCTAATGTTTACCATCAGTGTAGCTAAGTAACTCAATTGCTAGGGTTATTCTTGATCAATATGAAAATAACCTTCAGGAGCTGCACTCGGCTGTGCTTGATGCCAATGTTGGCTACTACTTCCATATTTAGTTGGTTGTGGATCCGGTCCCATTGCAACAAAGCGCCGGCCCAATGCGTCCATAAAAATAACGACCCGCTGATATTCACGCGCAGGTGCAACTAACGTACAATTCTCATGCTTAATGCCGTAAACATCTACAAAATCCATTCCGACCACTTAGCTTTCTTGTTTAGCTGACAACCCGTCACTTCAAATAAAAACCGAACCAGTTAATGATAATGGTTCGGCCCAACAGTTACTATTGTGGTTGAACGTTCGTTGCTTGGGGGCCACGATCGCCCTGTTCTTCATCATAAGTTACTTTTTGACCTTCATCTAAGGTTTTAAAGCCATCAGTTTGAATCGCTGAAAAATGAACAAAGACATCGGTACCGTCTTCACCCGTAATAAAACCAAACCCTTTATCCGCATTGAACCATTTTACTGTACCATTCTTCATTATTAGATAAGTCCTCTCAGAACTGACTGCAGTAACAACATCGTTAACCTTGGGAGCGCCAATCAATCATAACGTTCCACGCGTTAAGTGGTTTAAGTATATCACATCCCTAGTTTTTAATCGCTGAAAACGGTGTGCATAACGTATGACTTTCCCCCATGATTCCTGCATACTGAGGTGTAAAGGGGTGACTAAGT